GCATCTTTGCCAACACTGATGGCAAACAGCCACGTAAAGTTTTCGTAGCTGATAGCATTATTGCCATGCTAAGTGCCATAAATCCCATTTCACCATTTCGGCCTGATTCTCGCATAAGCCCTTAGTCAGGAGGACATGATGGGCACATTTCACAAAGGAGATTCCATGGCAACCAAGTCCGCACCCGCCAACTTCGAATCCAACTTTGATGCGTTCGCGGATCGCAGGATTGAAGCATTCAAAGTGCGTCTTAATGCTTTCGTTGAGCGTTTCGCCAACAATCCTGCTGATGCGCTGGAGTGGTCAGAGGATGTGTTTGCTGCTGCGGCCTACATGGAATCATTCAAGCGTATCAAGGAGCAAATCAAGCGCGGCCTCGCATTCGAGGACATAAGAGCTGGTTGGCTTGGTGAGCTGAAGCGCCAGGCATCCAGCAGCTCCAGCTCCACGTCACGGTCGGCCAACCATATCCGGCAATGCCGTCTTGTAGCGATTGCCGAAATGGTTGAAGAGCTTGACAATTTCGAGTAATGGTATGAAAAATCACACAATCAAGCCACGGCGCCATGGAGCCAAGCCGGCAGATCGTTGGACTGCTGAAGGTGAATTCAACAAGGCGCTGTTGTTCGACGGCCGGGCCGTTTTGGTGCTTCACGAAGGCGTGCAGTTGAACGCTGTCAACATGCCAAGATTGCTGGAAGCTTTGAACACAGCAAAGATCACCTTGGAGAAAGTCAGCAATGGAATCCAAGATTGTTGACCGCATCAAGAAACTGTTGGCGCTTTCGAAGTCTAACAATGTCAACGAGGCTGCCAATGCCGCAAGTGCGGCCGCTCGTCTCATGGAAGAGCACGAGTTGTCCATGGCAGACGTCGAAAGCGTGGATGGCAAGCAAGGACTCGGTGAGATCCTTCAAGGTGAGGACACCCAATTCAGCTACAAGCAAGCATCAGCCTGGCGTGGTCGGCTTGCCGTCGGAGTTGGGGACGGGTTTGGTTGTTACTCTTGGTGGCAGCAAGAGCTTGACATGGCGTCCGGGCAACGCGTTGTGCGCTTGATTGTGCTCGGTCGCAGAGCCAACGTTGACACTTTCCGCTACATGTTTGCGTATTTGGAGCGCGAGGTTCAGCGCTTGGCAATGGAGGGTTGGGCCGTCGAGATACCGCGGCCGCTGGCAGCCGCCGCCACGCGCTGGCGCAACAGCTTCATGCTCGGGGCCGGCCGCGTGATCTCTGACCGCTTGCGGGAGCAACGCACCGATTTCATCGCCCACGGCTTGGAGGGCGCTGGGAATTCGACAGCCTTGATCCGCGTCCAGCAAGGCCAAACGGAGGTGGACAATTTGTTCACGAACGTGTCCAAGAAACTCGGCTTGCGATCATCTGCATCATCGCACCCCAAATGGCACGCAGATGCCTACGAAAAGGGCAAGGAGGCCGGAAGCCAGGTCAATTTGGGAGGCAACCAGGCGCTCGGAACAGCAGCAAAACAGCTCAGGTGATGATCGCATAGATCACGTTGATGGATGCTCCGAAAAAGGTGAAGCTCAGTGAAGAGCGCGAGTCGTTGTGCAAGTTGTTGAAAATACACACAACTGGTGGCGTGATGCGTTGTTACGTCCACACATCAGGGTTTCCTGATAATCCAAAACGGTTGGCTGAAGTGTTCTTGCGGTGCGACTCGGTTGGGTCAACGCTGCGTGGGACACTTGACGCGCTCGGGATAACCATGAGCGTTTCACTTCAACACGGGGTGCCGCTTTACGAGCTTGCAAGGCACTTGCTCAACATGAAGTTTGAGCCGAGTGGCATGACCGGCAATCCGGATCACCCCATTGCCAAGTCGATCCTCGACTACTTGTCACGTTACCTGATCAGCAGGTATCCAGATGGGGCAGACGCTCCGCCGCAATCGCCTTGACCGCCGTTTTTCGTCGCTTTGACGAGATGGCGACGTTTTACGGCGCTTTGCCAATTCCTTTGGCATTTCATGCGCGAAGCGCATCTTTGCCAACACTGATGGCAAACAGCCACGTAAAGTTTTCGTAGCTGATAGCATTATTGCCATGCTAAGTGCCATAAATCCCACTTCATCATTTCGGCCTGATTCTCGCATAAGAGTCTCTACATGGCAACGCAAACGGAACAACTTCAGGCTGTTGAAAGCGCATTGACGTCTCTCGGGCAAGCTCGCACCGAGTTGTTCGCGGCACAGACCCGCGGGCAGTTCGAGGAGGCTTTCAGGGAAGCGCGCACCCACGCACTCGCGTTGGCGGTTGAATTGGAAACGCTTCGGGAACGCTTGTTGCACGGGTGAGCAATAACATGGCAACGACATCGCAATCCAAGAAATCAGTCAAGGTTTACACCATGCTCTACTCCGACTTGTCGCAAGGGTGCAAAGAGCTTGGTTTCATCCCGCGCAAGCACCCCTTGGACTCGGATCGCGAGGATGCGGATTACATCCGTTTTCTCAAGGGCAAGGGCATCACGGCGCGCATGAACTACCGCGAAAGCAAGGTCATTGTCGAAGAACCGGCATCCACCAAAGTTGAACTCAGCATCCAGGCGCTTCGTTTGGCATTGGACGAGGCCATGGGCGCCATTGAGAATATTGACACGGCGCTCATCCAGGATGCGCCGATCAAGGAGCTTCATCGCATCGCCGACGTTGGCGATGTGCAATCAGGCATCCAGGCTGCCCGCAGGGCCATGGGCCGATTGATCGACCGTTTGATCGATTAGGAGCAAGGTCTTGGGTTTCCAACTGGTAACCCAAGGTAGGTTGATATAGGTGGATATACGTAAATACGCGCCGCAATAAAAGTTACTTGCCGGGAACGTTTCACACCCCGATAATACGAAACCCCAACACACAACTGAACTGGAGAGTGCCATGGATAGCGCGGTAAACCCCAAGCCCGCTGGTCAAGTTGCTCTGAATCAACAGGAATTTGCCTTTGAAAGGGTGGCCGTTGTTGACTACCTGATCTTCATCGGGTCGAATTTCTACCCAACGCCGCAAGACTTCATCGATGAGGCAGCGCGACTCGGGATCAGCCGTCGCATGCCATCGCACCAAGTTCCGGTTGGCCTGGTGACGGGCAAGTCGCGGGTGTTTTTGGCGCACAGCGGAACGAAGGGCGGCGACTCGGCATCACCGGTTTTTGGCTACTTTGTACCGTCACGCATCGAATACATCGTGCCACCAGGGACTGCTGAATTCCAGGCTGATTTGCTGGCAGAATTGGAGTTGCGTCCTGATACCAAGGCCGTCGGATCCGTGGCAGGCGAGGGGCAACGCGGTTGCGGCTATCGCAAGGCGGGTGGCACCTATATCGTAGTGGACAAGGCCGAGTCTCCATTGGTGCTTACCCCAAAGGGCGCAGGCTACGTTGGGCGCCATTTTCGCGGCATGAAAGCGCTCACAGCCGAGGAGTCACAAGCATTCACGGCTGGCAACCCGATCGGTGGTTTGTTTGAGACGTTCTGCGACGGGTGCAAGACTTCGATGAAATGCGCTCGGGACGGTTACGAGCGCCAGCTGCGTGAGCACCGCCGCTTCGCCAAGACTGGTGAGGTGAAATGGCGCAACCTTTGTTCGAAATGCAAATCAGACACCCGCAAGGCGGCTGCAAAACCGCAAGGAGAATAGCAGGCAATCATGGCAAATTACATCCCACAGGGTTGGCAATCATCGCCGCAAGGCAAGCTTTTGTACTCACAAAAAGTGGCAGAAATTGAGGTTGTGGTCCAGCGTCACGTGCGCAAGTTCAGACTGCAATCGATGCCGCCGGATGACTTAGCACAGGAGGCCCGGCTGGCTGCTGCTTACGCGGTGGATACTTACAACAGCGGCCGCGGTAGTCTCATGGGATACGTGCACCACTTGGTGTACAACGCGTTGGCGATGGTTGCGGCCGAATGTTTGGCCCAGCGTCGCACCCCGCACATCGAAGTCATTGAGAAAGTTGCTCAATACGATTGCGGCAAGATTACGCACATTAATGAACGGTGGGTGAAACGACCGTGCATGCATGTGGAAATGGACAACCGTGTGGAGGAGTCCACCAGTTGGGAGAACGAGAATCCAGAAATTGCCATGCTGGAGGCTGAGGACGGAACACACAGAGGCTCACAGCTGTCTGAGATCGCGATGCGTCGTGCCATGAATAAGGCCACGCTTTCCCCGGATGGCAAAGTTGTTGCGCAGCTGATGCTTTCCAAGCCGCCGCAACTGGCTGTGCTTGCGCGCAATCTCACAGGCCAATGGGGAAGGATTACCCACACAGCCATAGCTCGACACCAAGAATGGACAAATAAGCGGGCCAACGCGGCATTGCTTGAGCTGAAGCAATTCACCAAAACGCAAAACGCAAATAAATCCGCTGAAGACACCCATGGTATACAGCAACCCGAATGAGATGGATGCGGCGTTTGTCCGCAATGTGATAGCGCAACACAGCTTGGATCCTTCTCCAAAACACGGGTTTCATGCCAGCCCGTTGTATTGGCAGCAGTCCATCGAATGGCGCAGATGCATTGAGGAGTACGATTGGGGAAGTGTTGTGTTTTTGTCGGATTTGAAGCGTGGCCAGCACTTCACAGTCGTGATCTTGGGGCAATTCGACGCAACGACTGGCAAGCTAAAGCAAAGCACGTCATCCGTGGGGCATCTATCCAAGATCGTTCCTTGGTACCTGGATTTGGTTGCCGGGTTGTCTGAGGCGCAACAGCCTAGCAACGTTGATATTCCGCCTTGCCTCGGGTTCAACGAGCCTGATCATGTTTGCATCGGCGGGGTGAATCCGACTACGAAATTGACGGAGCCTGCTTGCGCTTGGCTTTCACGCTGCTCGGCTTTGCGAATGGTCGCAGAGGCAACCAATCGCAACCAACAAGACATGTTGAAGAGCAAGTCACCCGAGCAAATCGTTCAACTCACAGAGCGCTTATTGGCGCAAAAGACGGCCAAGCAAACGCCAAAGACGAAGGCCAAAGCAGTGCCGGTGACACTGAAAGTCGAGCACACATCAGGCCGCTTCCCGGATGCCGTGAAACAAGTCGCAACAATCATGGTCGAGGTGGCCAAGCTCTGCGACGTTGGGGTTGCGCATGATGCAAACTCAGCATCGCCCGGTGAGTTGTACATGATTGATCGCACCACCAAGTCCGATTACGTGACTGTGTATCAATCCATCGCCGCGGGCGCCAAGCGTCGCCCGCTTGCATCCTGGCGCATCAGGACTCGGGATCCGGGATTTCGTGTGCAATTGCCGATGCTGAAGGAAGATCCTTTGCTGCAAAGCATTGTCAAGGCAGACATCGTCGTTTGGAACGACGGGGCATTCAAGTGTTGCGTCAACGATGTCATTCCGGGGCAACTTCGCATGGACAACATTCGCGCCATCATGTGTCATTTGGCAAAGGCGCCACGATGAGAGTTGTAATTTTGGGTGGCGGGATCTCGGGCTTGATTGCGGCCCATGTCTTGAAAAACAAGGGCGGAGTCGATGTCACGCTGATTGAGGCCGGCGACAAATTGGGCGGAACGTTCGCGGCTGGTGGTCTGAAGTACCTGCGGGCGACCAAGGACGCGTCAGACATGTTGGACGCTTTGGGGATCCATTACAGTTTCCATCTGCCGCGTGGGGCCATTTACATTGACGGAGTTGCAAAGAGCCATCCGGAGTGTCTCATGGGGATGAGCACCTTGGATCGGTTGCAGATTCAGACGGCACACTGGAAGAAAACGAGGAAATCACTGGAAGGGTTTCGTGCCGACTGCATGAATGATCCTGGGTCGAAGCACAATTGGTCGGCTCGGTGTGATAATGCGGTCGTGGTTGCTGCTCTGGCAAAACAAGCCGAGGAGTCTTGCAAGGTTCACACCTTCGCTCGGGTGCGACGGGTTGATGCCAAAAGCGTCACGGTCCATGATCGAAATGTGCCTTATGATTTCTTGATCAACACGCTGCCGCTGCCCGTTCTCAGGAAGATTGTGCCTTTCACCGTCCAATCGGGCATCCCGGACACGTCTTGCAACAAGCTCAGCATTGTGGACGTTAGCGGCATCCAAACCGACATGTGGTGGGATTACCTGTACACGCCGCTGGCTTCGACCGTGTCACGGATCACCAAGACGAGTCCGACCACGGCCCAACTTGAGATCCCTTGGGGCAAGCCCGATGCGCCCAAGCCACTCGACACCGATGATTTGATGCCGCTGCTTTCGCATCGTTCCGATCGCGACATGTTTGTACAGGAGACATTGTCAGAGCCAAGGGTGTTGAATGGGCACCTCAAACCGTTGCCCGGCCCATTGGTGTTGCCGAAGAACTGGCTCATGCTTGGACGCTTCGCCGAATGGGATCCGCGCTCCACTGCCGAAAAGTCATTGACAAAGATGATTCAGTGGGCACATGATCAACGCTTCTGACAAGTTCTATGATGAGCACCGTCGAGCGCTAAGTGACGCGTTGAAAGGCAATAGAAATGGAGTCGTAAGACGTGGGAGACTTGGAAAAAATATGGCGGCGGCAAATTGAGCAGCAATCTCTCTGGCATTCATGGGAAGGATTGTCAGACGATGATAAGAGCGCGCTGACCAAGGAACTGATCCTTGGGATGTATGAGGAGCTTGGCGAGCTTCAAAAGCGCTTGGACATCGACAAGTATCACATCATCATGAAGGCTGTCAAGCGTCACCCTGCCGCCGTTGCGGAAGACGGCATTGACGTGATGAAATACCTCGTTGCGCTGATGGCATTGCACGGGGTGACACCCGAGATGATGTTGGTTGAGTTCAATCGCAAGACCATGGTGGTTGACGCCAAATGGAAGGCGCAATGTGACAGCTTGCGCGATGTTGACGTGTTGCTCTGCGACTTGGACGATTGCGTGGCTGATTGGGCGCATGGCTTTCCGGCTTGGACTGCTGCTCGCGGCATCGACATCAACGGCGCGCCCGAAGGCTCCTTGGAACAAGAAAAGGCCAAAGAGCGCTTCTATGCTGAGGGTGGATTCCTGACGCTTGGGACCATTTCTGGTGCCGTCAACACGCTTTCGAGATGGCGCGGCCGAACTCATGAATATTGCGCCCATGCTGTTAGGGATCGGCGCCTCATCATGGTGACGTCAAGACCGTACCGCCGGCACACCCGCGTGTACGCAGACACCATGGAATGGTGTGACAAGGTAGGATTGGGTCAAGATCATATCATTTTCACCAACGACAAGGCCGATGCCGTCCGTCAGATGCAACCTGCTCGAATCATCGCGATGATCGAGGATCGGCACAAATATGCATCCGAATTGGCAGCCATCGGTGTGAAGGTGTTGAAACTGCCGGGGTGGGATGACATAGAGAACTTCAAACATGCCAACGTACTTGGGTGTCGCAATTGGGACGACATCAAAGCAGCGTTGGCAAATATATGAACTGAAAGGTCCAATGCCATGAAACCGAAAGTCACGCTTGTTTCGTCTACGCCCGATCCGTTGGCAACCGTCTGGCTGCTCTGGGAAGCCAGCAAAGTTGACGGCCCGGTGCCGTTGTCCATCAAGGAAGTCCGCGACACCGTGCCGCATTCCAAGCTGGAAGAGCTGTTTTGGCAAGTCATCCGGCAGCAAATCCCCGTGGGAGAAGACATTGAGTTCACCTTCATGCTGGAGGGCGTCAGTGTCTCGTTCCGGGAGCAAATGGTACGACATCGAATTGGCGCCCGCGCTGGCGACAACTATGGCGTGGATACCATTCCGGACATTGCCACGTCAACCTGGTGGTCGCAATCGATGCGCATCCAGGACATGAGCACGTTTGCGGATCGCGGGATGTATCGCGTGCCCGAGACGCTGAAGGGGAAAACATGCAAGCGTCCGGATGGTGATTCATTCCTTGCTGTGAATCGATTCGTGTCAACCATGCACCTTATCCAAGATGCCTACAAGGATTTGGTGGCAGCCGGGGTGCCCATGGAAGATGCGCGTGACCTCATCCCGCTCGGCGCCCAACACCGCATCAGCTGGAAGTTGACGCTTCAAGCCTTGCTCCACATCTTGGGGAAGCGCGGTTGCTACATCCTTCAGATGGGGCTTTGGGGCCCGATCATTACCGGCATCGTGAACGAGCTTGCCGAAAAGGTGCACCCGATGTTTCGCAAAATCGTTCACCCGCCTTGCGTGGGGAATGATGGAAAATTCAGCAGTTGCCTTTACCGACTGGAGAATTCCAGGCGCGTGGACGGATCCGACGCACACAGCCCTTGCCCCTTGTATCTGTGCTCCGATGAAGAAGGTTCGAAGCATGTGCCTGGTGCGACTCCTGATGATCGGCTTGTTGCGCTTCGCAAGACTCGCAACATCATCCCTCGTCAGGATGAGATGTTGGAAAGAGCTGAAGAGTATCGTGCGTTGTGGGGCTGTGATCCGTATCTGTGGAAGTGATGCTTCGGACGTACGATTCATCAGAGATGGCTAGACGTGGCAGGCTGACCGCTGCTGGCGGGAGTCTGTCCCATCCACCATCCGAACGAGAACACAGAGAGACGACAGGCGGATGCAAAACATGATCAGCGCGCCATCACTGCTGGCTGGGGTGTTGTTCGCATTTGGGAACATGATTTGAAGGAAGCGCAAAGAGGGTAACAATGACGGCCAACCATCTAATGGATACAGTTGAGTTCAGAAATTTCAACATCGTTGGGGCTGATGGGCCGTACTTGGTACGCGCAGACGGCCGTAAGCTGCTCGACTTGTTCACGGATACAGGCACAGCATCTTTGGGAACGTCTTGGGCAAGCATCAACGAAGCCATGTCATGTCTGGCCGATTTCCATTTTGGTGCCCATGCTCCAAACTTGTACACCAACCCATTGCGCAATTATGTCAGCGAGCGGGTCTGCAAGCTCATGGGCGCGAGTCGTGTGTTTTGGTGCAATAGCGGAACCGAGGCCGTGGAAGCTGCCATCAAGATGGCGCGCTTGTACCATTACAAGCAGGCAAAGTTGTCAAACCCGCCAAGGAACAACATTTTGTCCGTGTCGGGCGGCTTTCACGGCCGGACGTACGGTGCCATTGCTGCGGGTGATGGGCCATCTTATCACTATGAAGGCATGGGCCCCTATCCAGGCGGCTTCATCCACGCGCCCATCGAGCGCATGTGTGACATGATCATCAGCCTTGGACCATCGTTGGCCGCGGTGATCATGGCACCTGTGATGGGTAACAATGATGTCGTGCCGTACGAAACCGAAGTGTTGCAGAGCATCCAAGCCATGGCCCACAGCGTTGGCAGCTTGCTCATCTTCGATGAGGTTCAGACGGGCTCGGGACGCACTGGCGCACCGACTTACGCACAACGCGTTGGGCTTGAGCCCGACATCACCTGTCTGGCCAAGGGCATCGGCATGGGCTTCCCTGTGGGGCTGGCCTTGGCGCGTGGCAACGCGGGCAACGCGTTCACGCCCGGCACCCATTTCAGCACATTCGGAGGCAACCCAATGTCCAATGCGTTCGTGAACGTGATGTGCTCTTGGTTGGAGAATCAAAGCAACTTGGACAGCGTGATCTCGGTCGGATCCTTCACCAAGTTTGCATTGGAAACTCGCGACTCATTCCCAGACATGGGGCAAGTGCGAGCAGTCGGCATGATGATTGCTTGTGATGTGCCTGTTGACCGTCGCATGTTGGAGCGCGAGGCATTGGCCGAGGGCCTGCTGCTCCCAACGTTCAGAGATGGGCCGGGCACCATCAAAATCACGCCGCCGTTGAATATCGGCATGCCAACCATGGCCATGGCCATGGAATCATTGTCGCGCGCCTACAAACGTTGCTTGGAGTTTTAGCCCAATGGCAGTGGTGATTTTCGAAGGCGCATCAGGCGTTGGCAAGGGAACAGTCGCCAAGAGTTTGGCGAATTTCATCCATGCGCCCGTGTACCGCCCATTCAGGCGCGCACCCGACAGCCACCAGCCCGGCGACGCATACCCCGAGTTGAAAGACATCCCCATGCGGGTCAATACCTGGCGCGAGGATCTTGTTGTTGCCGATTTGCTGGGGGCAACTCATTGCACCGACGTCATCCTTGACAGGTCGCTGATCTCAGGGTTGGCTTACGATGATGATATGTGGGACGGGATGCCGCCAAGCTCCTACGGCAACGAGCCATGGTTGAGCACGACAAGGCTGAGCAAGAATGGCTTGGCTGCTCTGCGACTTTGGGTGAAGCTGTTGTCCGGGAACCATACCATTTTGGTGTTGATGCGACAACCATACGAGGTGCGCAGGGCACGCGGTGGACGCGTCGGTGATTGGGAGGCTAAAGCCATTGATCATGTCGTTTGCCACATCCCCACGGGCAACATCCGGGTGATTATTGCGAATGGGCAAAGCCCTGAAGAGATAATCGAACGGGTGATGATTCATGGCGAAACACGTGCAGCCAGTTTCTGATTCGGATGACAGCGGCATCTCGACGTTCGGCGGTGTCGGGCTTGATTTCGAATTCGGCCACAATGAAAAAACCAAGCCAAAGCGTGATCACAAGCTCCATTGGAGAAGGCGGAAACATCGTGTTTACTTGCAGGCTTGTGAGCGCCGCGATCGATTGCGTGCTGAGCTTGGGAATGAATGTGGCGAGTGCGGTGCCAGGATTGGTGACATGGACAGCAAGGGCGCACCTGTGCTGCTCTGTTTCGATCATGGCGATAACGTTCGTGATTGGGAGCCGCGCAAGATGAACATGATGCACCGCATGCGCATGTACGAACGTGACCACAAGCGTGGTCTGATCAAGTTGAGCTGCAACGAATGCAACGGCTTTGATGGGGCTTGGCACGGTAAGGCGCGAGCCCGGCGCCATCGAAGGGCAATGTCAAGACGATGAGCGATGTCAAATCTGATGACTTTTGTCATTTCCATACGCATAGCGAATATTCCACGCTAGACGGCTGTGGAAAGATGCATGATTTCATGACGGCTGCCAAAGCCATGGGGCAACCAGCCATTGCTTTCACGGAGCACGGGACTGTTCGACAGCTCACAAGGTTGCACAAGGAAATCGAAGAAAACCCGGATGATGTTGTGCGACCCATCTACGGGGTTGAGCTGTATTTGTGTAAGGATATGGCGCGCCGCGGCATGACGCCGGAAGAGAAGGCCCGTGTCACAGACAACCTTCCCAAGTCGCTTCACAAGGAGGCCATCAAGAAATTCGAGCATGACGAGGGCATCACCGGCCGTTATCACTTGACCGTCTTGGCCAAAGATTCTGTGGGTTTGAAGAACCTGATGCGCGTCACAACGCTGGGATGGGTCAAGGGGTTTTATCGGCGGCCACGCGTGGATCTCGATTGCTTGCTCGCAAATCACGAGGGATTGGTGGTGTTGTCGGGTTGCCAGATCGGCTCAATTGGCAGTGATTACCTTGATGGCAAGCCTGGCGGTGCCATCGACAAGGTTACGCGTTTGCGTGAAACATTTGGCGATGATTTTTATGGCGAGGTGATGCCTCACAACATGCCAGACCAAGTCAGAGTCAACAAGGCGACGATTGCGTTGTCCAAGCGCTTCGGCATGTCACTGATCGCAACTCAGGATGCACACTACATCGCAGAGGATGATTGGAAATACCAAGAGGCAATGCTGTGCCTCCACAGCCACACGACCTTGAGCGATCCGAACCGTTGGACGTTCACCACGCACGACTTTTGGCTCAAGCCAAGAGCAGCAATGGCCGAAAGCTTCCGGCAGTTCCACCCCTATATGACCGACGCGCAGGTCCAAGGCGCGCTCGACACCACCATGGAGTTGGAATCCAAGCTCCAAGCCAAGTTGGAAGTCGATAGGTTCAAGGCGCTGGTTCCCAAGGTGTCCATCCCGCCTGAATTCTCGGATGATGAGAACAAGTACATTCGCTCGCTTTGCCTTCGTGGGTGGAAAGAGCGCGACATTGACAGGTTGATTGTGGCTGAGGCTGCTCGCCGCAGGATCTCCATTGGTGATTGTCGCAAGATCTACATGGACCGGCTGCGTTATGAGCTTGAACGCATGGAGGCGCAGAAGGTAACGCGTTACATGTTGGTGGTGTGGGACGTTTACAAATGGGCCCGCGCGGCCAAAATCGAGTGCGGCCCAGCTCGTGGGTCCGCTGGTGGTAGTTTGGTCTCATTCTTGCTCGGCATCACGGACTTGGATCCAATCATGTTTGGCTTGTTGTTTGAACGTTTTCTCAGCCCTGACCGCATTGATCTTCCTGACGTTGACATGGATTTCGAGGATGCCCGCCGGGATGAGGTGATCACGTTTCTGCACAAGCGCTATGGTGAAGACAACGCATCGCAGATAGGCACCAACAACAAGTTGACGGGCAAGGGGTGTTTGCGTGATATTGCTCGAATCATGGACATCCCACTGCGTGAGATCCAACCTGTGGTGGATGCCGTTGTTGAGCGAAGCAGCGGTGATGAACGCGCCAGCATGACCATCGAGGACTCGTTCAAGGAATTCCCAGTGTGCCAGCGTTTCAACGAGCGTTATCCAGAGGTTTTGGAGTACGCCAAGAAGTTGGAGGGCCAGGTCAAAGCACTCGGGGTTCACGCCGCGGGCGTTGTGGTGAGCCCAGTGCCGCTCATCGATGTCGTGCCGCTGGAGATTCGCAGCCAGAAAGGGGATGGCACTCCCAAAGTGGTGACTGCGGTCGACATGTATGGCGTGTCCGACCTTGGCCTGGTGAAGATGGACATACTAGGCATTCGCAACCTGTCAGCGATGCGTTTTTGCCGTGAGGCTGTGGCAGAGAGACATGGGGTTGAAATTGATTGGCTTAAACTGCCACTCGATGACAAGCCAACTTTGGCCAACTTCACCAACCACCACTACATCGGCATCTTCCAATTCGACACGGTGTCAGCAGACAAGATTTGTGATGGTGTTGAGTTCACCAGTTTTGATGACGTGTCTGCCATGGTCGCCTTGGATCGCCCTGGGACTGCTCGCTCAGGTCTTGCCACAGAATACCTGAAGCGCAAGAAGGATCCCAAGAAGATTGTGTCAATCCACCCGCTCGTGGATGAAATATGCAAGGACACGTTGGGGGTCATCGTCTACCAAGAGCACGTGATGAAGATTTTCACGGACGTCGCAGGTTTCAGCCCGGCAACGTCTGATAGCTTGCGCCGCAAGATTGCCAAAAAGTACGGTGATGACGCAATAGCCAAGGAGCGCGAGAACTTCGTCAAGGGTGCCATCGAACATGGGCTGACGCCCGAGTTGGCATCCAAGCTGATCGAACAAATCAAGTTCTTCGGCTCATACGGATTCAACAAGGCCCACAGCGTCGCATACGGCTTGATTGCCTATCGCGAGATGTACTTGAAGACCCATTATCCAATGGAGTTCATGTGGGCTCTGTTGAAAGTCGAGCCCGATACCGACAAGGTCATCCGGATGGTGCGCGCCTGCAAGCGTATGGGCATCGATGTTCTCATGCCTGACATCAATTCCAAGGATCCATGCAACTGGACCATCGAAGGCGGGGCCATCGTCGGAGCAGTATCCAACATCAAGGGCGTTGGCGAGGCCGCAGTGCGAGCCATCGCAGCAGCCGGCCCATACAAGGACTTCGTTGATTTTGCAGAGCGCGTCGATCGCCGCCGTTGCCATAAGGGCGTGGTCAACGCCCTCATCCAGGGTGGCGCATTCGATCGCATGGTCCCCAACACCAAATGGCTCTATGAGAACCTGGAAAAGTTGTGGGTCCATGTCGGCAAAGCCAACAAAGGTTGGCAAGACAAGTTGCGTGCCATCATTCGAGCATCTGCGGCTGCTCCGAAGTGGCCTGCTGACGTAGCGGAAGACATTGCCAAGCGCATCAACCCGATGGCATGCGGCGAGGATCCGCTGGCCCCGTATGTGCCCATGATCGAAGGCATGCGCACCGTTTGGATGAAGATGGACGATGAGGCGATTTGGGACAACCCGGACGCTTGGATGTGGGGCAGGATCATCGAGGTGCGTCAAAATCAGGTTGGCGATTTCCATTCTGGTGAGGAACCAAGCGATGAAGACAAAGCCAAGATGGGGTGGGGCAAGCGTTATGCCAACATAAATGTTGAAGACATGTCCGGGCGTAACCAGCGTGTGAAGATTGATGTGAGTGATTATGAAATCTACAGGCCGTTGCTGGAGCGCGGCGCTGGCACCGTTGTTGCTGGACACGTCGTGATCAACAAGCAGTACCACTCCATGCGTGCCAGCTTTCTTGTGGACCTTGACGAGTTGAAGGCCAAGATTGGTGCCGAGGATCAAGGCGCAACCAGCCCAGGTTTTGATCCGCTTGAGTTATGCTTGTGGGACGGATGGCGTCCGGGCGGGAAGCATGTGTTGCCCATTTGCGAAGACAGGATATGGAAGATGTCAGCGCTTGTGGTTCGGGTGATGCAAAAAACTGACAAGAAGGGCAATGAAATGGGGTTTTTGGGGTTGATCGGATCAGACGGGCTGCACCGCGAATGTTTGTGTTTTGCCAGCAGCTGGGAGTCCTTTCAACAAATACTACATCGTGGTGTCATTGCCAAGTTCAAGTTGACCAAGGAAAAACGCACATATTTCCTGGACAACAAGATCGAAGCGGCTGTGACCGTGATCGAACCGTAGCAACCAATCAAAGCAGGAGATTCCAACATGGCAGGTATTCACAAAGCAGCACGAGCGGCCGGCATCAACGACATGCAGGCAAAGTCAATGTTCGCAGCCATCTTGTCGAGCGTAGCAGATGGCGAACCCGTGATGGTCAAGGACTTCGGCACCTTCAGGCTGAAGCATGCGGCTGCTCGTTCCATCACCAGCCCGCAGATTCCAGGCGGCAAGATGGACATCCCAGCACGCGTGATGCTGAAGTTCCAACCGGCACCCTACGTGAAACGCTTCCTCAATGGCGGCGTGGCTGAGGGCGAAGTCACGGAGGGCGAAGAAAACGAAGAAGAGGAAGCCGTTGTTGAGACGGAAGCCGCGGCCGAAGTCACCAAGCCTGAGAAGGTCACCAAGCCGACATCGCCAGCCAAGGCAACTGCGCCTGCCAAGAATGCGGTCAAGCTTGCTGCCGCAAAGAAGGCGCCAACCAAGGAGTAAGAGCACATGCCGCAAATCGTAACATTCTGTGTCAATGGTGAAAATTTCACATTTGATTTCTCTGAACTGGACATCATTGACACAGACGATTTGCGCTCCAAATCAGCGTCCAACATCGCCTATTGGTCGACCGTTGTCGCCAATGCCGAGGAAGAGATGGACATCATGGAGGCTGAAAAGTCCAATTGGAACGGCAGGGCTGTCTCCATCATATTGAAGTCGCCCGATTCCGGATCTGCCGAATGGAAGATCAAGGCCGCCATCGCTGCTCAGGCCGATTGCCTGTCTTGGGACAAAAAGCTTGCGAAGCAACGCAACACCGTCGCCAAAGCCAAGGCCGTGCTGCTCGGATTTCAAAAGCAACATGATATGTTGAAGGCGATGACGAATTCAGCAGGAATCGACGGAGCGCGGGCTGCAGATCTCGGCAGGACCGATGACAATCGGATGGAAAAGTTCAGGCACGCGCGCCAACAACGCCGCAATCAATCAACTGAAACTGGAGAGTAAAGCACCATGGGTATCAATCTGGACAGAATGGCGCAAGATCGCGCCAAGGCACAGAAAAGTGCAGACGAGTTCAAGGCGCCAGTCGGCGACACAGCGGTGTACATCGCACCGCCGGCACGTGATGATGATGATCTTCCTTACCTGGAAGTGATGTGCCACTGGGGTCTCGGCAAGAGCGGACAGATGGCCATCTGCCAGGATCCGTTGAACCAGCCGCTCATGTATAACAAGTATCTCGTGGCTTTGGCAAAGGAACGCGGTTTGGCCATCGAAAAGGTCAAGATCGGAAAGGATTCCAAGGACGCAGTTGCTGGCGGTTGCGCTGTCTGCAGAAAACTCGATGAGGGCGCGCTGTCGGATCGCCAGAAGGCAAAGCGTCAGTGGCTCTGGATCGTCGTGCCGTTGCTCACGCGTGCGGATGCTCGCAAGCCATTCTCGCCATGGCCTGATGTTAACGCCATCATGCCCTATTTCAGCAGTTTCACGGTTTGGACCGGATTTGTCGATCAATTCGCGGCCGGCGGAGACATCACCAACCCGGATGGCGCTAGCCTGGTGCGCATCATGCGTGAGGGCAAGGGCCAGACTGATACCAAGTACAACATCCAGCCGCACATGGAAAGCTTCAAGACGCCGATTGCCTTGTCGCAATCTTTGCGGGATGCGCTTGCATCCGACATGGCGCCTGGTGAGAAGTGCGATCCTTACAAGGTGATCGCGACCAAATTGCGTACGCCTGAAGATGTCGAAAAGATGATGGCCGGGACGCCTGAAGGTGACGACTATGAGCAGGATCCTGGTCAAAGCGTGGCATCTGAGCCTGCTGCTGGGACTCATGCTGCTCCTGGGGCGAAGGCTGCGACCGCGGCTAAGCCAGCTGCCAAAGCACCGCCGACCAACTCCAAACCCGCGGCCGCACCTGCGAAGCCTGCCCCTGCATCCAAGCCTGCGCCTGCCAAGGTTGCTCTCAAGTCCTTGCCCAAGGCAGAGCTGGAAAAACCCGCATGTTTCGGGTTGGACCCGGACGCTGGCGAGAAAATCTGCCAGGACTGCCCGGTGAACAAGGAATGCTTCGACAAGTGCGGCGTGGATCTTCCCGGTGCCGGGGCTGCCGCTGCGGAGGCATCCGAGGTGAGTGTCAGCGATGAAACGGTGGCCGATGAAGTCGCTCACCTCAGCGCGTCTGAATGCACTGCCGGTCAGGTTTACCTGGTCACCGTTGGCGCCGATGACGTCGAAGCCACCTACAAGGGCCCGGCCAAGGGCAAGCACTTGTTCGTGCAGAACAACACCAACACCCTGCTGAAGCTGGAAGCGGCCGATGCGGTGAAGCAGATGGTCACGGCTGAAGAGGCCGCGGTAGAACCGGACGGCGCTGCTGCCGATGCAACCAGCGCCGAAGCGGATGATGAGCTGAGGAAACTGGAGGCCGAACTGCTGAAGACCAGTCCCAAGCCTGCTCCTGCGAAGAAAACGAAGTAGCACATGGCAACGGCAGCCACAATAGCGGCGGGCAAAACCGCCGCAACGCCGAAGTCGCCAATACCGCAAAAGAGTGTGGCGGTTCCGAAAGTGGCGAAGCCAGTGGTTGCCGTTGCCAAATCTCACAATCCAATCAGCAAAGCGCCGCCGGTCCCGAAAGTCAAAGCCGTTGTTGCTTTCAACTTGACGGATCATCTTGCTGATGAGTTGTCAAAATTGTCTCCGACCGATGTCAGCACATCGCCCAAGCTACGGGTGAAATTGCCTGGGGTGATTCCGTCGCGTGTTCCAACGTTGGATGCTGCTCTTGGTCGTGGCGGTTGGCCGATGGCAAGGTTGGTCATCGTCACGGGCCCGGAAGGCGGAGGCAAGACCACAATCGCCCTCCACGCATGCCTTTCAGTCCAAGAAATGGGAGGCAAGATCGTTTATCTGGATCAGGAGCACAAGCTTGATCTCGATTACGCCAAATCGATTGGTGTGAATCTCGATGACATGTTGCTCTCTCAGCCTTTTGGCTTGGAGAATTGCTTTCCGTTGATGGAGAGCGCCGTGAAGATCATGACCGCGAAAGCGCCGGACAAGCCGCTGCTTATCGTCTTGGACAGCATGAATGCTGCTCGTACCATTGCTGAATTTGAAGAAGAAGATCCAACCAAACTGTTTGTTGGCCCTCAAGCCCGCGTTATGTCATCAAAGTTGCCTAAGTTGGTGCGCGCTATCGCTGGCACGAAGGTGACGATCATGTTCATCAGCCAACCCCGGACGTCAATGGGCGGCACAGCGAGTTGGACTGAATTGGTTGCTTGTGGGAAGGCGCCAAAGATGTACGCCGCGGTCATCGTATCGTTGGAGCGTGACGGCTTCCTGAAGCGCGGTGACACAGACATCGGCTCTAAAGTGAAGGCCAAGGTCATCAAGAACCAGGTTGCGCCGCCTTTCAAGGTTGGCAAGTTTTCGATGGTTTGGGGACAAGGGATCGACTTGGTTGACGCCCAACTCCAACGCGGCTGCGACTTGGGGATGATGTCTTACTCGAAGGGCATCTATGAGTGCCCGTATCCCTTCGATGCTCCAACAGGAGAACCATTGAAATGGCAAGGGACAAAGGGGATTCAGAGGATCATGAAGGATCATCCTGAATTCATGGCACGTTTGATCGAAATCGATCGCGAGACGTACAAACTACCACCATAAAACCATGAGCGGCCGCGTCCAAATCCCATGCAACGAGTGCGCAGCGCTGATCAGCCACTGGCACCAGTGCCACGTTTGCGCGCTTGACATAGGATACTGCAAGGACCACGGCAACTTGGATAGGGCGCGTGAAGAGATGCGATCCCACATCCTCGACCAGCACACAGGAACTGGACTGAACAATGTACCGAGCGATCCTCATATCTGACATCCATTGCAGCAACGCGCTGCCGCATTCCAAGCGCAACCCGGATACCATGTACACTGATCGGCTTTTGGACACCATCAGTGTCTTGGATCAGGCGCGTGAGTACGCCAACAAGCAAGAGATTCCAGACATTTGGATACTTGGGGATCTCCTCGACAAGCGGCTTGCCGACGCCATCACATTGAAAGCGGTATCGTCGGCGCTCCGCCGCATGTTCGCATCGCAAGGGACGTTCCGCCGGGTGTTGCTCGTTCCCGGCAATCACGAAGCCGCGGACGGCGCAGGCAAGCACTTCATTTTGGATGCCTTCACCGACATCGGTTGCTGGGTTGCTGGGGTGTCTGCTCCGCTCGGTGAACCATTCACGACAGGCGCCTCAACCGGTGATCCAGTGTTCTTGCCGCTGCCCTATCAACCCGAGAAACGTGCCACGGAAATCATCGAAAGTTGGTTGCCAGCATGGAAGGGCAAGGGCATCCCGCTGATCCACCAGTCCATCACCGGTGGTAAGATGGGAAATTGGGTTTGCCCGGACGGCGTGTCATCCGAACTGCTGGCCCAATTCAGGTTCACACTTTCAGGTCATTTTCACACGCGCCAAACGCTCGGTCCCAAGAACAACATCATGTACATTGGCGCACCGCTACAACACAACTTCGGTGATGAGGGTGAGGTTCGCGGATGGACGCTCTTGGGATGCGACTACAAGAACGTCAAGGCCGCGCTATGCCCCGCCAAGGCGCCGAAGTTCCACACAATAACGCTGGATTCACAGCAACGGCCGGATTACGCCGACTATTGGTCAACGGGAAGCGCTGGTGACTACGTCACCGTCAGATCTGCCAATCTGGAAGACGCCAAAAAATTGTGTGAATCGTTGATCGATGACGGAAAAGCCGCCATGGCTAAGCCAGTCCTGATTCCGAAGGAACAACAGGCCAAGAACAGACTGGTTGACGACTCGGGTGTTGCCCCGTCCGCCATGACATGGAATGTGGCGCTTGATGGCTACACCAAGATGGTGACGACGGAGCTTGACCGTGCTGCTCTGCTTCAGAAGGGGTTGGACTTCATCGCCGCGGCGGAAGGCGGTGTGAAATGAATGTTCGTCATTTCAGGCGAGCAGCGTTTGCTTTGGCTGATTTTGCAGAGCGCCCAATGGTGAACATCAGGTTTCATTGTCAGGCTCACGGTCTGTCTTATTCGCTGACAGAGGAACTGTGTGATATGATTTTGGATGAAGTGGTTTTCGTGTTGGGTGAGCGTTTGCCCACAACGCCGGAATCGCGATCAAGCGCATGCTGGAATTTGGCATCCCAGTTTCTTGGCGAGAAAGCGGTGGTGCGAAGATGATCAAGTTCAACAGCATAGGCATCAAGGACTTTGGGCCGCTCGGCATGATCAACTTGGTGTTTGAGAACGGCCTGTGGTTGATCAAGGGTGACAACCGCGATACGGACGCAGCCGACTCCAACGGATCCGGGAAAAGCCACTTGTTCGATGCCATCCAGTGGGGCCTGTTTGGTGAGACCAATGATGGCGCTCGTGGTGATGAGCTCATTCGTATCGGCCAACCCGAGATGGACGTGCTGATCGAATGGAGTGATGATGGCCATGCCTACAAGTTAGAGCGGCAAAAACGTCGAGGCAAGGCTGTTGGGCTTCAGCTGGCATGCGATGAACAAGCAATCTCTATGGCCACTCCGGAGTTGACTCAAGCTGAAGTCGAGCGCATCCTTGCCATGGACGTGAAGACCTGGCGCAATACGGTGGTCTATGGCCAAGGCGATCTCGCACGCTTCGCGGATCCAAAGACCACAGATGGCGAGCGCAAATCCATCCTGAAGCGCATCCTGCGCTTGGACGTGCTGGATGCTGCTCTGAAGCTCGCACGCAAGGAAGTCGAAACCGCGGACAAGGCCATCGCAGCAACACAAGCCAACATCGGCAAGGGCGAAGCGTTCATTGCTGGCCTTGGGACCACAGATGGGCTGGATGCGGAACTTGCCCGCATCGATGCAGACTTGGCGACTCAGAGAGTCGAGGTTGCCAAAGCACCCAAGATCAAGCATGTGCTCGACTTGCTGAACCAGCGCATCAAAGATTTCGAGGCGCTTAATGTGCAGATGGCCAAGGCGCGTGCCGACATCCGCACGCTGGAACAACACGTTTCCTCGTGCGACCGCAACGGCGCCGTGGCCGCATCAGCGGCTAAAAGCTTGGACAAGCAAATCCAACAGCTGGAGCGCGGGATCTGCCCGACTTGCGGTGCCAAGACAAGCAACACGCCGGAGGCCAAAAAGCGCGTCACAGCGATGAAGCAAGAGCTTGCTGGCTATGCTGAAAAGGTAAACACCCTGTTGGAATCGCGTGAGCAGTACGTCCAAACCATCACCGAGGCACAGGCCGGCATCGAGACACTGGAAGCGCAACTGGAGCAAGACCGGGCTTGGCGCGAGAAACGCGGCCAACTGCAATCCGAGCTTCAACGCGCGGAATCCGCTGGTGATGAGATGGATCGCTTGAAAGCCGATAGGAACGGCGTTGTTGCTCGCAAGGCTGAGCATGCCATCAAGTTGGGCGCATATCGCGACAGGCTGGGTGTCTTGCGACAGGATTTGTCCGAGCAAGAGCGAGCAGCAGAGCTGTCACGCTATTGGGTGAAGGGATTCGGCAACGCTGGCTTGCCCTCGTTGATGATGGACGCCATCGTGCCGCAGATCTCGACCAGTGCCAACAAGTACCTGGAGACGTTGGCTGACGGTGATATCAAGGTCACCTTCGACACTCAGTCCAAGCTGAAGTCGGGTGAATCCAGGGACAAATTGGCCATGGAACTTTGCATCGAAGGTGTTCAAGGTTCCCGGCCGAGTGGCGGCCAGAAGCGCAAAATCAGCATCGCGGTTGATCTCGCGTTGATGGACTTGGTGGCGTCGCGTGAGCATTCGGCCATCGACTTCTTGGGGATGGATGAAGTCCTGGATGGGCTTGACGCCGCGGGGAAGTCTCGGGTTATGGACTTGTTGCGCAAGCTGCGCGAGACAAAATCATCAATATATGTGGTTTCACACGATTCAGGGTTGGCGGAATTATTTGAGAGCCAGATCACAATTGTCAAAGAGGGTGGTGTTGCGCGCGTGGAGGTTGATGGTTGACGGACGCAGAGCGCTTTTGGTCTAAGGTCAACAAGAACGGCCCAATTCATCCGGTCTTAGGCACATGCTGTTGGCTTTGTGCTGCTGGGGCAGATCCGCATTATGGTGTATTTTCGTATCACGGGGTGAATGTTGGCGCGCACCGCTTCGCATTCTTTCTGAAACACGGCCGGTGGCCCAAACCTTGTTGCTGTCACAAGTGTGATGCTCAATTGTGTGTGAATGATGATCATTTGTTCGAAGGGACGTATGCAGACAACACACAGGATGCCATGTCCAAAGGGCGGTGGGCGCCAAATTGGAACAAAGGAAAGAAGATGGCAGAGTCTTGGAGGCTGAAGGTGATCGCATCAAAAACCGGAGTTCCGCGGCCAAGATGTGCTGTCGAGGCATCAGCCGCTAAACGCAGAGGCATAAAACACCCAATCGGATGCTCACATTGCTCTGCCATTAAGGGCAACAAATACAGAAGCATGGCGGCCTTGAAGACGGAGAAACGACAATGAAACTGACATGCGCATGGACAGGGAAGTATCTGAAGATTGTTCAAGATGCCAGGTTTGATGCACCTGTTTGGGCCAAGACCATCGACCTGATTCGCAATGTGTTGCGCCAAGTAGGGCTGGAGCCGCTGGATGAGGACTTGGAGAACGGCGAGGCGCACTATGTTAGATGTGAGGAGTTGACACAAGCAGTCGCCATGGTCAATTTGCTGATTCAGAAACGTCGCTCGATCAGCGATGACATGGAAATTTGCGGCACGACAGCCATGAGCATTGAGTTGTTGGACGACCACACCAACGACTTCCAGCGCGCGGATCCTTGGCGCAGGCTCATCGACTCCGGCTTGCTGCCGATCATCAATCAGATGATGGTTGATACCGGGTGGCAGCTGGTCGAGGCCGGCAAAGAAGAGTCAGGAGACACGATCGTTCAGCCTGTTGTGTGCAACGAAAACGTTTGGAGCCACTACCAGGCTATCATGAAGGAATTCGACGATTGAGTATCACCACGCACAGAATTTGGCAAGATGTTGTACCGTTCATCAGGGTCAACATGCGATACAACAATGGCAAGTACGGACCTGTGTGCGATGCAGTTTATGTTAATGGTGCTCCTGATTGGTTGGTGGCAAAGTTAATTGCAGTTAGGATGCCTTGCGTTAGATGCCGCAGCGTTATCAGCCCATTCCGCGCTCGCACCAAAGACTCGGATGACAATCGTGAGCACCCCCATTACATCTACTTGTCATCGACTTGCCAGATGGCCGAGCCTGGCAGAGAAGGTTGTTGTAGAAGCAAGGCATCAAGTCAAGAAAAGCAAGCAATATTGGCCAAATTGGCTGCCGACAACCCAACTGCCATCAATACATCGAGGGCGCGATGAATCACCCGATTCGTATTCACGGTTGGGATCTTGCATTGAACCATTCCGGACTGGTTGAAATGGACGGTGAAGGCCGGGTGACATGGTTCAAGTACGTCACAAGCAAACCCACGCAAGCCAAAGCAGCATGGGGCGGCGTCCATCTCAGCATCAAACCCAAGAACAAGACCGATCGTCACCAACACATGATTGATCGCTTGCTCTGGTGGTCGCACTACCTGTTAAATGTGATCGCGGAACGCAATCCCACGCATATATGCATAGAAGACTACGCATTATCGGGCAAAGGCATGGTCCACCACATTGGTGAGTTGGGCGGGGTGGCGCGGATCGCGTCGGTGATGAGTGGCGCTAAACTTCGGCTCCACGACCCGGTGACTTTGAAGATGTATGTGGCGCACAACGGAGCAGCGAAGCCAGAAGAGATGGAAGAGTCAGTGTACAAACGGTGGCCAAAGACCAAGATCTGGTCCCAACTTCCGACCGAGGCACGTTTGGATTTGGTTGTTGGGTACGCGTTGTGTCGCGTGCTGCTGGACGAAATCAACCTGCGTTCAGGCAAGCTGCGTTTGGATACCCTTGACCCCAAAGAAATACAGGCATTCATGCGCGTCACAAAATCCAACCCGGTCAACTTGCTCGGAAGGGAATTCATCAACTATGAAGCCCAACAATGAACGCGTCGCCATATTCGTTGACGCTGCGTCCATGTGGATTGATGCGCGTCGCTACGGCGAAGCACACGAGATGCAAGGGTCACGCATCAACTACAACCACCTGCGCAAGCTGCTGATCGGCAACCGCCGTTGTGCCATGTCCATGGTGTACTTGCGCCAAGTCAACGACCTGGCCAAGTTTGAGACGGCCTTGCTCCACATGGGCTACACAACCCGCAGCCTGCCCGGCGATGCTCACACAGCCATCAAGGAGGACATGGAGCGCACCGCAGACAGCTATGACGTGGCTTGCTTGGTGTCACGTGAGGGTGACTACACAGACCTATTGTCCAGATTGGTGGCCATGGGAAAGCGCATTGAAGTTCACAACTTTGATCAAAATGATGCGTCCATATTGATTCCCAAAGAGCCCGGCGTCAACATAGTCAACCTCAAAGATGACGTGTTGATGACGCACAACAGATCTTGGCAATGATGAAAATCAGAAAAAGCACATGGATTCGCCCGCTGCGCTTGGAAGTGAAAAACCTTGCTTGGCGTAGGATGGTCTGCCTTTTCTTCCCGCATTCCGGGGTTGCTCACAAAACACTGAAAAACGTGAAGATCTGCTCAAGGTGCTATTCCATTTTTGATGGGGCATCTAGGGATGGAGGCTGAGCGCTTCGATTTGTTGATCGTTGACGCTCGCCACCTGCTGTGGCGCTCCACAAGCGTTCTGGCTGCCCCGTCCGCGAAGGTTCGCAACAACGGCAAGCCCTTCGAACCGTTGTCTGCTACGATGCCTGATGGATCAAAGGTGATGACGGGCGGGGTGTACGGTTTTCTCTGCATCCTTCACGCCACATGGAAACAGTTTGGCGGCGTGCCTTTCATCGCGTGGGATGGTCGTCAAGGACCAACCGAACGTTTCAAGATCTTCGACAACTACAAGCACCATGCTGAGCGCCTTGCTGCTCCCCAAGACGGTGGGGACGCATCCCAGCGCCGTGAGATGATGAAAATGATCTTCGATGGCCAACGGGTGCTGCAAGAGTTATTCGTCCACCTGGGGATCCGACAAGCCGAGGCACCTGGCTGGGAGGCTGATGACGTCGTTGCCACACTGACGCAGTATTACAGAAATGGCAACAGCATTGGGATATTGAGCGGCGACCGCGATCTGATGCGCTTGGTCGGCTGCAATGTCAAGTTGATCCGGCCGCTGAAGGAGGGCAAATTTGACGTTGTTGACGATGCTGGCGTCATGGCTGCTTACGGGGTTGCGCCGGACCACGTGTGCGACTTCAAGGCCTTGGCCGGCGATACAGGCGACAACATCCCAGGTGCCATGGGCATCGGTCCTAAGACAGCGGCGAAGCTGCTGGCGCAACACGGCCGATGGCAAGATGTTTTGGATTGGGCGATTGCGAACGAGCCGACAAAGGCCTGGCACCACGCGCTGATCGACTGCTACAACGACGTCGTGATGTCAGCCAAGCTGGCAGCGTTGAATTGCCATGCGCCACTTCAGTTCATCCCGGCGAAGGCAGACAGCCAAGCAGCATTCTTGCAGATGGCCAAGTATCAGTTCAAATCACTGTTGGCCGATGGGCGATTCAGGGAGTTGTTGAACATGGGGTGCCAAAATGCTTGAAAATCCTGTAATCATCAGGATCAAATCGACATTTTGCCCACATATTTGCTTGGATTGCTACTGGGAACATCGTTACAAGAGTCTGCTGGTGCAACACAAGTTGTTGCGCATGAAGTTCTTTCCCAAGTCAAACAACCATAAGGTGGTGCGCCAGCTCATGCGTGCTGAACGTCAAGATGCGGGCGATGAGTACGATGGGTTGCCGCCTGATGTTTTTGACGTCATGGATCGGTGATGATTGAACGTATCGAATCACTTTGGGCTGATTGCCAACGTTGCCCGCTCCACGCACTTCGCCAACGTGTTGTGATCGGCACCGGGCCCGTGCCTTGTGACCTGATGCTCATCGGCGAAGCACCTGGTGCTGAAGAAGACGAGCGCGGGATCCCGTTCATCGGGAAGGCTGGCCGCCTCATGCGCGAGCTTGGCACTGAGGCAGGCTTGGACATGTCCATGGACGCCTACATCACGAACGTCTGCGGCTGCCGCCCGCCGCAGAACCGGCAGCCGCATGACAGCGAGATGGTTGCATGCTCGCCGCGGCTCGATGCGCTGCTACAAGCCGTACAACCCAAAGCGGTGTTGCTGCTCGGCTCGACAGCCTTTCGGGCTTTGACGGGCGGCAATGCTCCCATCACTCGAATGCGCGGGACCGAGATGGAAACTGGTTGGACGTGGAAGGGTAAAAGATCAATCATTCCAGCCATTCCCACCTATCATCCGGCATACCTTTTACGCGTCGCTGACCCAAAGCGCAAAGAAGAGTTCATCAAGGACATGAAACTAGCATCTGAACTCGCGCATGGATCAAGAGCAAACACCCACTCCGACTGAGAACGCTGCCGTCACATTGGCTGTCATTGGGAATCATGTTGACGGTTGGAAGATCTCGTTCAGCGTCGCGGACGCCATCACGATTCTGAGCAATCGCAAGTATCCCGAGCGCGCCGACGCCATCCAGGCGGCTGAACATCTCGCCAAGGCCATCCGCGACACCCTGTGCGTCAACCCAGACATTGCTAAGGTGGCCAACTGATGAGCGACGTGCTGGAAGACGATGAGGATATCATCCCGGATCCGCCGGCCGGTGGTTATCCTGACAAGATCATGCTGGAGGAATTCAGACTCCAGCGAAAGATTGGCAGCGTGACATGGTTCCGCTGTGCCACATGCCCCGTCTGCAAAAACGTGATGCCCAAGGGCTTTGAAATCTGCAGCGCTTCTTGCCACAAGGCACAAGCAACAGCGGCGGCGAAAACGGCGTCACAAAATAGCGTTACAATCGGAGGAACGTCACATGGCAATTCGTTGGACAATCAACCTGGAAGATTTGAAACACGGCACCCACGTGGTGGAAACCAAGGAGGGCGCGCGCCGCGAAGGCAAAATCACGGAAGTGACGTTCACCACCCAGCTGTTGTATGGTCAAGAGGTGAGGACACCGGCGACTCTGATCATCAACAACGATCAGTCGGACTTCATCCAGTGGGAGTTGATCAAGAGCATCAGCCGGAAGCACGGGGCGGCGGAGTAAGCGATGGCAAAGCAACTGTCATCCAACCAGATCCGACGCCGCAAGCGCAAGGCAAAGCAAGCCGAACTGATCAAGCTGGGGCGCGAAGCAAAAGCCTTGGTGGAGTCAGCAAAAGCAAAGGCGGAAAGCGCGGCCGCGGCCGCGGATGACGCTCAAGCTGACAAGGCAGAGCTGCTGGAACGCCTGAACGGCGCACGTGAAGTCTGCAAAGGCCTTGAAGACAAGGTGGGAGATCTGATAGCGTCCAACCACGGCCTTGACGGCTTGTTGACCAAGCGCAACGCGACCATCGATGATTTGCGTCAAACGTTGGAGCAATCCACAATTCACGCCAGGCAGCTTGAAGGTGCCATGGCCGAGTTGCGCACGCAACTGGAGCGGGCCAACACAGACACAGACCGCAAGGCCAAGATCAAGGCGACGCAGATGGTGCGCGAGATGCATCCGGAATGGCGCAAGCGCATGTTGGACAAGAACAACGAGATCGCGCGCTTGCGGATTGTGGCCCAGATGGAACGTTCAATGCGCAATCCTGAGAAAGAGGAAAGCGTGCTGAAGGCCATCAAGCAGCGTGACCAGATCATCGTCGGCATTTACTCCGGCTTGGTTTGGTGCGAGCAACGCCAGGAATTCCAGAGCGGTGAAGGCAAGGTTGCTTGGGATGCTAAACTTGGCACGCTGATGACGAAGTTGCGTGCCATGATCGAAGTGAAAGAGACACCCGAAGTTGCTCAAGCTCCCATGGAGAGAGCAGCAGAACAGGCACCGCCAGTTGCCACTCAAAGTGAAACCGCAGGATAGGAAGGGCGATCCATACGGGGATGGCTATTCTGCCCGTGAAAAGGGCAAGCCGATCACATCCAATCCGCACAAGACGAACACATGGCACCGGCGGCGATGGTCTGCCGGTTGGCGCCAGGCAGGATTGGACTCAGCAACAATCATGTAGGAGGTGTCCATGAGTCGCATGCTGGCATGGTTGAAGGGGAAATTCAGGGAAGCTGATGAAACGCGCGAAGAGCTCACCAGCGGCGTGATGAAAGTTGCTGGCATGTTGTGTTTTCATTCTGATCCTTGCCCTCACCATCGTTCTGTGGCCGTTGAAATCAACAACATCTTGACGCGTGAGTTGCCGTTTCGTTCTGGAAGTTATGCTGCCCTGACGGAGCTGTGGAAGTTGATCGATGATTACCGCCTTGATGGCGATAACGCGGGAACAGTCAGGAAGATCAACGACTTGGTGGTTGGTGTCGAGGCTGGAGCCTATCACAACGGCTTCGAGTCCGGCCGGAAGATGTCAGACAAGCCCAACAAGGCCGGACTGGATACACCGCTCAATACTGTGTCCTGATGCGTTTCTTGTTGCTCATGTTGTTGGCCAGCGCAACGGCCGGACACCACCACCGCACAAAGCCAAAGCCGATCAAACAAGGCCACGTGCTTTGGCCCATCATCGCAGCAGCGAAGCATGCAGGCAAGCGCATCGAGACTTGCTTGGCTGGGGTGTATGCGACGCCCGATGACGTCAACTCCAAGACCAAGACCGCTACGGGCGCAGATCCGACGCTCACACCAGGCATCGCTCATCGCACGCTGAAGCTCAACACTCCGGTTCAAGTGTGCGTTCACAGCAATGGTGTCTGCCTCGATGCGAGCGTGATTGATCGTGGCCCCTACGGCAAGTTGGCGGCTGATGGTACGTGGTTCAATGGAGCGAAGGAACTTGGCAGGCCGGGCAAATGGCGTGGCTGCGCAGACATCTCCGCACCGTTGGCTGTCTTGCTCGGCATCAGCACGTTATCAGCTGTCACCCTGATCAGCGAAAGGTAAGCATGAAGAACGAAACGATTGTCATCTATCACGGCGGCTGTCGTGACGGCTTTTGCGCGGCGTGGATCGTCAACAGGTTCATGAAGCGAAAGAAGCAAGAGTGCGATTTCTTTGCTGGTTACTATGGACAATCACCGCCAGATTGCTGGGATCTTGACGTCATCATGGTGGACTTTTCATATCCGCTGGCTGAGATGGAACGGATCATACGCCAATGCCGGACCTTGCTTGTCTTGGATCATCACAAGACAGCCATGGAAGCTTTGAGGCCTCTGCAGAGCGTCTTGGATCCAGCATTGAGTCGTGTGCGCATCATCTTCGACATGGACAAGAGCGGCGCCCAAATGGCCTGGGATGCTTTCGCATGCAACACAGTTTCCCCGTACTTGGTGCCGTACATCGAAGATCGCGATCTGTGGCGCCACCGGTTGCCCGAGTCCAAAACGATCAATGCCTACATCGGATCGCTCCCATTCACATTCAAAGCTTGGGATGATGAATATGAGAGATACTTGGACGAGGAGCATAGGCTGCCGTTGCGTGAGGGTGCGGCCGTGCTGGCGAAGGTCGATCAGTACGTCGCTGTGGTGCGCAAGAACGCGTTGATCTGCCGTTTCATGGGGCATTCGGTCCCGGTTGTCAATGCGTCGCAAGTCGACATCTCTGAATTGCTGGAAGACTTGTTGGTGAACCCGCTTCCAGGTCATCAATGCCCATTTTCGGTTGGTTGGTGGCAGCGCCAAGATGGGATGTTGGTGTACAGCATGCGCTCCGTCGGTGATTTTGACGTGTCTGATTTGGCTAAGAAGATGGGCGGAGGCGGGCACAAGAACGCAGCCGGATTTGAGTCACCCGTTCCGGTCCATGTTTGGGGTGCTGGGTTGGCGTGGGAAGATGAAAAGGTGTTGCAATGTCGTATCCACGATTAGACGAACCCAAGTTGACCGTTTTCATCTGCGGGCGGAACCACGACGCTGTGCCGTTGTGCAAGACGCCAGGTTGCGGGATAATCGCCCGCAAGCGTTGTGACTTTCCTGTTTTGAGGGGCGGGAAGGCTGCAACATGCGGGCGTGAGATCTGCGCTCGTTGCGCCACCAACCAAGGTCCGGAATTCCCCAACTTGGACTTTTGCCCACCGCACGAGAAAAACAAGCCAAAACGGTGAATCACAAAGAGGCCATTGCCATGGGAATATCAGAATTTGTTGGTCATTGTGATGAATATGACAGGTTGAGCAGAGCCTACAAGGCCACATCTGACTTGATGTCATGCAACGATCTTTGCAAAAAGATAAGCGCGGAATCAAAAGAGATCCGCGTTGCTGTTGAGATGACGATGGGCATGGTTCGTTCGCCGCATTTGCAGGCAGCACACCCGGATTGCTCGGTGTTGCTGACGTACTTCAACGCTTGGCTCACCCTGCGTGGTGGGTGGTCTGCGTAACTGGACAGGAGTTGTGATGGAAACTTGGAAGATAGTTGGATATGTGTTGCGCATAACAGCGCTCATCGTTGCAGTGCTTTGGATCAGGCTGAGCTATGCGCGCGTCATTGCGGAGTGCGCCAACCATGTCAAGTCTGCACGGAAAGAAGCAGCAAAGCGCGCTGCAGCCCTTGCCGATTGGCTGCGCGCTGGTGGGAATGGCGGTTTGGATGTTTTGTTGTACCATCCCGGCATTGGCGTTTTGTTGAACGAACGGCCGTTCACGGGCTCCAGCGTGACGTTGTCGTTGGTCGGAAAATGCTGCCATCCAAAGGCGAAGCGGTTCTGCAACCAAACGTGCATGGTTTACTCGGCTGTGACGTTTCGCTTTTTCCCAATCAAAATCCACAACGATGATCACGAGTATTTTGCCATGGTCATTGATGAGGAATACGGCCTTGAGGCCATGGTCAGGGCCATCAACGGAGCTCAAGAAAACTCCGTTGGCGTTGTCTAGCCTCATGGCGTCGGATTCGCAACTTCAATCCGAGTTGGAGCACGCCATCACCGACGGCGACATTCAAGTGAGCATGGCGAAGAACATCGACTCGGAAGGCACCACAGCCATGCTGATCATGGTGAAGGATCGTGCGCTCCGTTTGGCGATTGAGTCCGCGGTCCAACGTTGTGGATTTTGCATTTTGGATTGGCCAATTGGAAAGATGGTTAAGTGATGGCTGGGCTGCCGAGGTTGTTAGACGGTTGGAGATGGTTCGCAAAGGAATCGCGTGATGAGTCCGGGAGAACGCGGTTGCGCCACGCGGCCGGGGTGTTGACGACCGACATCGATTGCTTTGTGTACATCGACCATGGGAGCGTCACGATTTCAACAGGCATCGCGCCTTACGAGGTTGTGATCGCTGTCTTGCAGGCCAATGGGTTGTTGGGGCAAAGATGAAAATCACATGCGACCTTGGGATCGAACAAACTGTTTGCTGTGCGTTTGAGCGCTTGGCTGATGGGAGCATTCGCGTCATCGCTGAAGCGTACGGTGACGACATCCAAGAATTTCTGAAACACTTGGAGGAATACAAGGCCAAGCACCAGTCGCCCGGTCAGGCTGTTGCCTTGACCACCACCCTCGACTGTGACCATTGCGGCAGCTCGGCCATCGAGAGTAAAACCGGCATGTTTTGGGATGGTGATGGCGGCCATTGTGCGAATTGCGGCCACCCCGGACACGTCATGTGTGATGGAGAAGAAATACCATATTGGCACACGGATGATGGCGAGGATGATGTTTGTTGCGATCCCGATTGCGAGGAGTGCAACGTGTGATGCCACCCGCAACCAACAATCGCATCATCAACCAGTTGCGTCGACTTTTCCCGGCCGGACGATGGGTGTGGAAATGGGAGGAATATCGCTGGTTCAATGAAGTCAATGGCGATGCCGTCACAGCCGTTTCTGTTCATTCGCCGATCTACGATGGCGATGAAGATAGATTCACCACAAGATACATGTTGAATTGGCCAAATGGCAAATGGGTGGATGGCATCCTTGACGGTCGCACGCACCGTGGGTGAATCATGGATTCCTTCATCAAGTCAATCGCGCTGGAAGAACTCAGGGCTGCGGGCCCGGCTCGCGTCCGGCGGCGCTTGGAAGCGCTTGTCAACAATGATGTGTTGGGATTCACAGGAGCCCAACAGCTGTGGACAGAAGCTTTCGGCGGGACGTTGATCGCGATCCCTGATAGGCCAAAGAAGAAGACGCATTGGTGGTTTGGATTCAAGAGGTGATGGATCATGAAACGCAAGCCAAAACATGGCATCTGCAGCGTGTGTGGCGCAGCAGTCCCAACCACCCAAAGCCACTTAGCCGTTGACTTGGACTACAAGTGTATTGACGGGCATTACTACAAGCTTGGCAAGCTCGAAACCGTGAGATGCTCCCAGCACATGGATGAGAAGGATCCGCGGTCACCAGGATACGGGTGGAGTTGAATCAAAGCTACGCAGGAACCCAGCGGCCGTTCTGAATGAACCCGTGATTACCGCAGGCACGGCAGAGAATCGAGGGCGCCAGGGTTAGCGGGTCACGGTTGATCACTTCCCATGAAGCGATTGAGCTGTTGAAATCCCGATCCCAAGCACCACCCCGGAATGGGACGAAGCCGCGGCACTTTTGCCCGCTTGGTTTGAGATGGGTCTCATGGATGGCGCAGCGCTCACCCTTGTACTCAGCATAGCGGATCCGGACGCCGTGCCCGATGTCTTCACCATCCTCATTCTCGTCAGCCATGTCCCGGATCGTAGCGCCAATCACAGATGGAAAAGCGCGGTAACCAAAAGCCACACCAGTTACCGCCGCACAGCAACACCACATCAAAATTGGCCATTCCCACCACAAACCAGCGGTAACCATTTCCAACCCCACGTGTGCCCGACTCCGAAACACCCTAGGCGAGCTAGTAAGAACAAGCACAAAGCGGTGTGATGACGAGATGTAAAGTGAATCACCCACAGAAACCAGCCATCAATAAGTGGTGTGTTGAATCCACCATCAATCTTGGCAGAAAAACACACCAACCCTGAACAGCCAGAAAGTGGGATCACAGCCCACGAATCAGTGGGCCAATCCGCATCACCAACCAGCCCGGAAATGCCATGGTGAAGTGGCCTCCTTAGACCACAGCCACGAATCACATGGCCCTTGGACACCACAAACCCACACCCTGTTGGCCATGTGCTCCCAACCCACGTGTGTCCCGCATCCGACAGCCCTAGAGGAGACCCTAGAAACACCCCTAGTAGACTTCACCCCATGTTTGCCCGAGAAGCGCCCACCCCTATTAGGGACCATGGCCAAACCCGCAAAGACACCCCATAAGGCGGAACCCAACCCGGTGAAAGCCCAATGCCTGCCTAGGTGAATGTTGGTTGCTGTATAGGACTGAATGTGTGGCCAAACCCACAAGACACCCCATAAGGTGGAACCCAACCCGGTGAATGTTGGTTGCCTGCCTAGGTGAATGTTGGTTGTTTTGCCATATCCACAATGGATGTGGTCAAACCCGCAAGCATATACCCCCGGAAGTAGTGATGGCAACATGCCCGGTGTGTGTGGTGTGTTGGTGGAGAAAACGGCTGTGGTGATTGGTGGTGTTCGGCACACACAATGCCAGCAAATCCACATCGGCGCGCATCGCATGGGACGCCAGGCATTAAAATTAACTACACTATTCAACGATTACCAGTAGTTACTAGACCACCACCTAGCATAGTGTTGAGATTGATGGACTTTGGTATGCTGCCGCCGCCACCCACGATTGATGGGCCAACAGGCGCTCGGAAACACCGGCCATTTCCATCAAATCAAAAAGCGTGGATGGTTGAGATGGGCACAATGCCTGGCTATTATTGCCACGTGGATGGCTGGTGATGGGGCGCTCGGGATCCCCCACTGGCTGGCAAACCTGCGTGTGGCCTGGTGGCAGTTGGGTCCCTTGGAACACCCAGCCACAGCACACATCCCACCACCGTCAACCCACGGAATTTCATTTCATATGCGCAAACGCCACCAACTCCATGGCTTCACACCCACCACACCATCCACCAAATCTCATTTGAGCCACCCATCCACAGGCCCATCCACAGGCACCACCATTCCTCCCCGGTGGACGTGATTGGGTGATGGAGTACGCGCTTTTTCATTTGACAAAGAGGGTTGCATGAGGATGAGGAAGACCAAACCAGCCAAGGGGTGCGAGAGTTGTTCGATGCCATGGGTGAACGGGAAGCAAGGCCCGAAGTTTGAGGCCTACCTGTTTCTTGGCAACATGAGTGTGCGTGTAGAGTCCAAATCAAGATTCAACGGGACCGGGGCCAGGAGCTGGCCGCGCAGTTGGGTCGCCAGGGTGGATTGCTCGCACGTTCCAAACCAAGCACCATTCGACAGGGTGCACTTCACAACGTTGCAAATTCCAGGCATCGCAGGCTTTGAGTTCATATCACGTTTGAAATGCATGGAGAATGTGGAGCGCGTTCTCAACCAAACATGCTTCATTGCCTCGCTCATCCTCGCTGGGCGGCCGTGTCGGCGTTGAAAAGTGGTTTGTGCTTCATTGGTAAGGTGTGTTGGCTCAATTCCACAACTATGATGTGGGAAGGCACCGGCCTAGGTCTCATGCATGCCCCTAGGGGGACATGGTGGCTTTGACGAAGGGTCAGATTGCGGTGATTCGGCTTCAGATGGCCAACCGCACTGGCTTCCGCGAATTCTCATTTGACAAAGAGGGTCACATGGCTAAGGCAAAGCAATACAGGGTTGAGAGGTGTCCCGTGAAGGGCATGGTCGCGGTGTACGATGGAACTGGAAAGTTGATGCCGGCCGGACGCGTCGCGGCAGTGCTGAATCGGACGACAGCAAAGCCCAAGACGAAAGCGCCCATGCCGCTGATCCCCGTCGACATGAACAAGTGCCAGGCAGAGGTGCGCAGCTTCATGACGCTCGGGCCAGGTTTCGCCCGTTGCTGCAATGCCCCATCGTGGATAGCCACGGAAGTCAAGCCCGGCAAGGATGGGCAGATCGGGCAGATGTCATTGTGCGATGAATGCAAGGCTCAATTCATCAAGAATTTTGGCCGCGACTACGCGGTGTTCACCCGGATCAACGAGGGAAAGTGACCATGTTCGCACCGGTGTTGAAGCTGATTTTCATTGCCCTTGTGGCCTTGGGATTGTTGGCCCTTGGGCACCATGACATCAAGGTCAGAGCGTTTCAATCAAGCCAACAGGCATCATCGCAAGAGCGCCAGGTCGCAGCATTGGAACGGATCGCGGCCGCATTGGAGCGCAACAAACCATAGCCCAAGGGGAAGTGAACAATGTTCAAGGAGTTTTTCAAAGGCATAGCTGTCCCGGCGATCAAGGTTTTTGCCATCATTGGGATCCTCGCTGCCATGGAGATATTGGGAAGCAAGCTGGCCGACGACATCAGGTCGCACCCGGTCAAGACGCAGGCCGTCCAACAAACCGAGGCATTGAAGCGGATCGCGGCCGCGCTTGAGCAATGCCAAAAAGACCATTGATGGCAACCAAGCCCAAATGCTCTTGCGGCCGGGTGCTTAACTACCTTCACCCAATCATCGGCCTGCAAGTGGTGAAGGGCGGCCCGAATGTGTGCCAAGCATGCTATGATGAAGTCAGAAGCACGGCCAACAAATTCAAGCGCAGGATTCAGCGCTTGGCCCGCGGCGGCATGACCAACAGCCAGATTGCTGAGCGTTACGAATGCTCAAGAGCGTTGGTCGAGTCGTGCACTTCAACAATGCGCAAGCGGTGAGCTTGCCACGCTGAATTTCATTTCACAAATAGCGGCCCAACTGAATTTGGATATTGACGATGCAAAGCTTGATTCCTGACAAGACGGTCGTTGGCACAGCAGTGTCCCTAGGCAAACAACTGGGTTTCGAGTTCAAGGGCCCTGGGTGGTATCTCTTCAAGAACGGCCGTGCCATCCTAGTTTTGCCGAACGAGCGCAACCATCACAACCCCGGACACCCGATGCGTAAGGCATCGCTTTGGCCAACAATTGCTGAATTTGCAGCCCACGTCTACAACTCGAATCCGAGCGACTTGTTCAACGCCATCGCCAATGCGCCGACACGCTTGGATGGGCGCAACAGTTGGGAAGGCTGAATCATGGGCAAGGAATCCAAACACCCCGGCGCCGACTACAAGGTGTTCAGCGATGGAAAGGTGTGCCAAGTCTTGGGCAGGCTGAAGGGCACCAAGGCATGGAGAGTCCAGACTGAATTCGCACCCAAACACCGGTGGGTGGCGGGCTATTGGACAATGTATTACACCGAAACCGTCAGAAAGTGTGATCGCCGTGTGAAAACCCCAATCATCAGCCATGAGACGACGATTCATGATTGGAAGCTGTGGACGACTGAAGTCAAGGAATTGATGCACCTATCGATCCACATGGCGCAGGCGCCTAGCCACATATGCTTCACGCCGCGGCTCTATCTGCCATGGAGCGACTACAAGTCAGATCACGGATCCTTGAGCGTCGTTTGGCCTGGTGGGTTCAAGATTTACGTTGATAGAGTGGATTGCGATGCGACTCGTTCCAACGCGCCACAGACCCCGTTGTCGAATCGAACCATACCATGGTGCGTGAAATGGCACGAAGGCACGAAGGCCATGCCCGGTCTGACTGATCGCAAATTCATGACAAGGGAAATGGCCCAGTTTGCAGTTGAGGCTGTGTTCATCCCGCTCACCACCATCGTGAAAGGGATGGTGTCGGCATCACAACCGGAAATTGTTGGGTTGCGTATTTGATCAACAAACACCGCACCACCGTCAAAGAAAGAACCATGAAACACACAATCGTCAAATGCGTCCGAAGCACATACATCTACAACTCGGCAGGCCAAAGCATCGCTGCTTGGAGCAAGGCAGAAGGACAAGTGGCCATCAGTCTTGGTAATTCCAAGGGGCGTCACTCGTTCATCACCATGGCCGGTGAGACGTTCGATGCTTGGCGGGATCGGGTGAAGGCCGAGTTTGGATTTGTGGTTGGTGCCAAGCACAAGCCTGGCAAGGCATGATTTATATGGAAAACAAGCCAAGCTTCAACTTGGTTTCAGAACGGCTTCGCAATCGGCTGGTGCGTGACTTGGTGTTGTATGGGAGTTTCGCGGTTGAGGTGGTTGAGATCGATGTTGGCGTGAGGCGCCGTCGGGTTGTCGATCCAACTTTGGTTGTTCGGGATCCCGACGGAACCTGCAGGGCATTGCAACCTTTGGTCGAATTGTGAAGCATGGCAAGGTCAAAGAAAATTGGTGGCTTCACGGTTGAGAAGAACACCAACGGCAAACTCTACATCCACGATTCCAATGGTGTTACGGTTGGCAGGTTGTGCCAGCTATCAGGTGAGATCTTCGCGCCATCATACGAGGCCAACAGCTTCATGGCGGTGGGCACGGTGCCAAGCGAGACGTTCAGGCAATGGCGCACCCGAGCCTATGATGCCTTCGCAATCCTGATACCTGATGACTTCAAGCCAGATTGGGACAAGCCGAAAAGGAGACATGATGGGAACGCAGATCAATAAGTTCAGCAGATTCGAGTTGGTGGGCAAGATCGTCTCGGCCAAGTTTGCGAACGAGCGTGCGGCAATCGATAAAGTGTCAGACGGTCTAGCGCACCGCATCGTCAAGTCAAATCTCACCCCTGGTGGCAGCGCGGGCGAACATCTGCTCGCAAACATCCCGCCAAATTGGCTGCTTGAAGTTGACGGCATATACGTCAGGTTCACCAACGGTGATGGGATCAGGGTGCATTTCAAAGAGCCACATCGCATTCCGGCTTACATGGAAGAGATCACGATCGTGGATCCTCCGCTTCGCAAGGCAATCAAGGCATTGTCCCGGAAGCAACGTGCGATGAATTTGAAGCAACGTGACTTCAAGAAAGTTGTGAAAGACACGTTGGAAGGTTTCCGGACCTATGAGAGCTTGTTGAAGGCTTGGCCCGAGATCACCAGTCTTGTGCCGACCATGGCGGCCTACCGCCACCCCGTGAAACGTCAAACGGTGCCCAAGATCGTGCCGCCCGAATTGCGGGCAATCAAGGTCTGATGGCGCCTTGGTGGGAACAACTGCGGACACCTAATGGCGCGGTCATCTCGCCATGCGGGCGCTACCGCTTGCTGCTCTGGCGCTCGTTGTTTGATTACGGCCAACCATTGGGCTTTCATATGAGCAACCCGTCCAAGGCCGACGCAACCGTGTCAGATCCGACAATTCGCCGATGTTTTGGCTTTGCTGCTCGTGAGGGCGCCAGCGGCATCATCGTCACCAACTTGTCACCATGGAGGGCGACGGATCCGCGCGACTTGGAGCTGGCAGCGATTTCCGGTGAGGATGTCTTGCTCAGCGCAGCGAACGAGATTGCATACAGGTTGTCGTTGAGGTTGTCGGACAAGATGATCTTGGCATGGGGCGCGAACGTCCGACGGTGGATGGGGTGCGCTGTTCAGAGCGTCCGGCGCGACACCAAGCCGGGCAAGCTGTGGTGCCTCGGAACGACAACAGCCGGAATGCCGCGTCACCCGCTGATGCTGCGCTCTGACGCAGAGTTGATTGCCGTGAGAGGTATTTCGAGTGATGGCCAGCGCATAGAATAAGGCATGCCACAAACCATCCTCGCCTCAACCCCGATTCGGGATCTTGCTGCAGGCATCGTCGCCGCGGCCGCCGTGTTACTCCTGTGCGCGTTCATGTTGAATCACCGTCGAATTTGAATTGGAGAGCCCATGCCGGAAGTGTCAGGATCCAAGCACATTGGTCTGCGTGTCGCTGAGAAGATCCTTGGCTTGGCAGCCACGGGTAAGACCATCCCGGAAATCGCGCAAGAGATGGGGCTGGACACCGGCCGGGTGTGGTGCGTTGTCCACGGCATCACGTGGCAAGCTGCGTCGGGCAAGCGCAGGCCAAAGGTGTATGGCGAAGTCACCCGAGCAAAAGCCAAAATGATCATGCGCTTGCGCAAGCTGAAGGCGACCATACAGCAGCTTTCTAACGCGTCAAACCTAAGCGAGACAACGGTGCGTTACATCTGCAAGGGCGGATGGAGCCCACTTTGGGACAAGCGCGCCGACAAGTCCAAATGACATTTGCCAAATAACCCATCATGGGTGACAAATTCAAATTGGTAGACAAGCCGAAATCGGGCAAAGCCGACTCCCAAGTCATGGTCAATTCCGACTCCGGTGTGAAGTATGCATTCCACGTGACGGTTGATGGCGGCATTGGTGCCATGGGTTTGTACACTAGCAAGTTCAGGTTTGCTGAAGCCACATGGAAAAACGGTCAAGGGAACGTGCACAGCGACGTGCGCAATCCAGCAGTGTCCAATGAGACATTCCTCCATTGGAGGATGCGCATCTATCGCCACACTGGTGTATTGATACCGCATCCAAACGAAGTCATCAACGCGCCATTCCCGATGCCTGCAAGCGTTACGTAATAGGCAACCAAAGGATTCGAAGCATGTCTATCCGGTTGACAACCCCAAGTGAATTGAGAGGGAAAGATGGGAACTAGGAACAATCCTGGAAAATTCGATTGCTATCATGAAGCGTGTCCAGACGAGCCTATGTTCGTCCTGTTAGGACGTGATCCTTTGGCAGGATCACTTGTGCGCTTGTGGGCTCGGTACCGAGCGCTGTCGGGTGAAATTTCGACCAAGGTGGAGGAGGCACAAACCTGCGCCGATGCTATGGATTCTTGGGCTCGGAAAAAGGGTAAAACACTAGGCCGAATTGGCTTTCAGCGATTGCTTTGTCAACCTGAACAGGCAGTTGATTTCATTGAATGGTTGGCCGATACACCATGCAGTAGGAACGGATCGGGAAGACCCTGTCGTGTGAACTCTCCAGATGATCCATCATGGTGTTGCCCTGCTTGTCGAGCATATTTACTGCGATACGGTACAAATCCTGCCAAATGGGCGTCAACCGGATAGGCAACCAAAGGATTCGAAGCATGTGCACCGACGACAGCCCGAGGCCCGAAGCAGTAAAGCAACAACCATTGGTCATCGACCGCGATTTGCTCTCAGGCCTCATCCGGGCATTTCAGAGTACGTGCGAGGACAGGTACAACCGTTGGGCTGTGCATGACTGCACGATTTGCTTCACATCGTACAAGGATTCAGTTTGCACCATGGGCGTCTGCCCCGATTGCTTCGACCGGATCCTCAAGTTGCGTGAGCAAATCGAAGCCACCAATCCTTGACCGCCGTTTTTCGTCGCTTTGGATGAGATGGCGACGTTTTACGGCGCTTTGCCAATTCCTTTGGCATTTCATGCGCGAAGCGCATCTTTGCCAACACTGATGGCAAACAGCCACGTAAAGTTTT